TTCTGTGGGTGTGGTAGCAGACGGAAGTATCTCAACTGCGAAGATAGCAGACGATGCTGTGACGCAAGCCAAGATTGGTGACGATGCCGTGGGAGCAGATCAGTTGGCATCAAACTCGGTGGTAACCGCATCTATCGTTGATTCAACTGGCTCAAGTGATGGAGTCACCACAGCGAAGATAGCAGACGATGCGATAACGCTTGCAAAGATGGCAGGGGGAACAGACGGAAACCTTATTAGTTATGATGCTAATGGAGATCCTGTAGCGGTGGCAACAGGCAGTGCAGGGCAAGTATTAACGTCTGCTGGAGCAGGTGCGCCTCCCACTTTCCAAACTGCTTCATCAATATCCACTGGTAAAGTATTCTTTATGGGGCAAATATAATGGCAGTCAAAATATCAGGCGTTGATTTAAGCGCAAATACAACAGCGAACATAGGACAGGCTGGCTCCTCTGGAGGAACTTACACTGTTCATATTCTTAATAGAGGTACGTCCAATGCTCATGTGCAGCTAGGAGTAGGGGATTCTTCTGCTACCTTTGCAAACGCCACAAAATTATTAGAAGAAACTTTGGTTGGTGCGAAAGAATCAATCTCTTTTTCCCCAGTAGTTGCAGGGGCTAGTGACTATATAATTGGGCGCAGCACCGTGGCTAATGTAAACATGGTAATGATGGGGTTTGACGAATAATGGCTGGATTAAGTAGAAACTTTCTTTTAAAACAAAAATCGTTTCCTGACGATCCACTACCTACTTATGACGATGTGCATATGCAATATTATGGATCAGGTCAAGGTAACACTGGTGGCAATATGTACCTTCCAGGGTTTGCTAATGATGACGGAAACTATTACGGCATAAGAGTTTCATTTAGTGGTGGAAACCTGATTAATTATTATCAACCTGATGGAACTCAGATAACTAGCGGTAGTTTCGCCAGTGGTTTTTACGCTTCAGAGGTTAATGATGGAAGCGGTAACGCTGGAAATTATTTTCTGGGATTGTACATGGACACCACGGATAATCTTTTGTACGGAGTCGCATTAAACACAACTGCCAATCCAGATCAAGTAGGTTTATTTCATATAAATAAATCAGGATCTTGGACTCTAGTGGGAGGCAGTTGGCACAATACAACCGCTGCTGATGACACAACTACTGCGATAGGTTCTAGTTGGGTAGGGCCACTGAGAAGAACTGGTGGAGATGGTTCTGGAAATTTTGAAATATATTATTCATATACTCCAAGCAATAATTACAGGATAAAAAAATACGCATTCAATGCAAGCACGGGGGCTTTCACAGAATCTGATCTTTTGCCAGCTTCCTTTCCAGCCGCTAGTTATCATGACGGTATTTTTCTTGGGCCGACAACGAACAACATTTTAATGACTCACTCTGGTCAAGATACAGATTCAGGACTCATGTATGGAGGCTTGATAAACACTTCAACTGGAAAGCATACAGGGAGACGTATTCCTTTTAATAATCAACGCAGTGGTGGAGGGATGAGTTCTTGGTTTTTTGGTACTGGTGTGGCTCGTGCTATATATTGGCGAGGTGGTGTATACGTAGGGAGTGGAGCTTTTAACATACAAGCTTATGACGAAACGGACCTATTTAATTATATAGACCAGATGGCAGATTATTATGGAATATTATAAATATGTGGGGGAAAAAAACACAGACGGATTATTGTTATTTTCTGCCTCTGTTTGGCTTAATCTTTTAACTGAAACAGAAATGTGTGCTTTTTTTAGAAGCTCCACTCAAATTATAGCCGATACTGCATTGTTAATGAGCAACAGAGATTGGGTAGTTGATGTCACAAGCACACGATTTAATGACGTAATGACTGCTTGTGTCGCAGAAAATATTTTTACAAATGACAGAGTAAACCAATTCAAACGTGGTGTGCAAAAAATTGACGAGATAGAATACATCTTAGGGGTTATTCAATAATGGCCCTTACTAAAGTATCCAAAGGACTCATAAACACCGACACAGTATTTTCTGTCGATGCGATTGGCGGTAAATACGGCAGTAGTTCTGCGCCTATCACTATTACAGTCACAGTAGCCAGCAAGACCGCAGGACATGTGTATAACGGTGATGGCAGTGCTTTAGGATATTACTTAGATGGGCTGGAAGCTCCTGCTATTTATTTAAACGGTGCTGACAATGTAACGAGTGACAGCGGCTATTATTACAGATTCGATCAATCAGACAGCACTAACAGTGGGCATCCTTTTAGGTTCTATCTTGATGCCGATAAGACAACGGCTTATACGACAGGCGTAACTACTAACGGAACACCAGGAAGCAGTGGTGCTTACACACAAATAGACGTAGACGAAGACACGCCTAGCATTTTGTATTACCAATGTAGCTCACATGGTTACATGGGTAACTATGCTGTGATTCCTGCATCGAATGTAATTAACCACACTGAAGCCTTGATTAGTATGCCCACGGCTACTACGACTTTAGTAGGTACAGACACAACAGATACTTTAACCAATAAGACGCTTACCTCGCCTAAGATCAACGAGGATGTAGCGGTCACCTCAACTGCGACTGAGATAAATATTCTTGATGGCGTAACTGCTTCAACAGCAGAAATAAACAAACTAGACGGTGTAACAGCTACCACAGCAGAGATTAACTACCTTGATATAACCACACTTGGAACCACAGAAGCCAGCAAGGTAGTCACCGCAGATGCTAATGGGGTGGTGAAGTTTGATAACGGTATTCAGGAAGAGTCAACGGCTATTACATCTAGCTCTAATGCGGCTACGTTGAACCTTAGAGATGGTACGGTGTTTACACATACTTTGACCGAGAATGTAACCTATACATTTAGCAACCCTGCTGCATCTGGCTATGCATCTGGATTTACGTTGAAGGTTACACAAGACTCTTCAGCAAGAACCATTACTTGGCCGGGATCAGTGGATTGGGCGGCAGGCACAGCCCCTACACTTAGCACCGGATCGGGCGATGTCGATGTGTTTGTATTTCTAACTGTGGACGGTGGCACGACCTATTATGGGTTCACCGCAGGGCAGGATCTAAGCTAATGAGTTTGATTGCTCAAAAACTTATCTCTGCCTCTGGCCCCAAAGAAGAAACAGATGATGACTTCAATTTAGTCACTTCGTTGTATCATTTTGATGGCTCTAATGGAGCGCAGAATAAGACGTTTTTAGACTCATCAACTAATGGTTTTACTGTCACAAGATACGGAAGTTCAACGCAAGGGACTTTCAGTCCTTTTAGTGCAGACGATGGTAAGTGGTCAGTTGAGTTTTCAGGTGGAGGCACATCGACAACTTCAAGATTAATTTATCAATTAAGTAGCACTACTACTTTTGCTTTTGGTACAGGTGACTTTACTATAGAGGCTTGGGTTTTCCCTCGTTCTACTTTAACCCTGCCTAATGCTAATTTTATCTTAGATTTTCGTAGCGGTAACAATGTTGTTATGTATCTCGCATATAGTTCATCTACAGGTTCATATAATTTATATGGGTGGACAGGAAACGCTGCTTCAGGAATAAATCTTAATGCTTGGAATCATGTTGCAATCGTTAGAGAAAGCGGATCAGAAAAAGGTTTTGTAAACGGTGTTGAAAAATACTCTGCTTCTGAAACAAGTAATCATGGAAATGCAGGGATCACGATTGGCAATCGTTATGCATCAACTTGGAACCCATTTGACGGTTTTATAAGTAATGTTAGAGTTGTGAAAGGGACGGCTGTCTATACAAGTAATTTTACTCCCTCAACTTCTCCATTAACTAATGTGACCAATACAGTCACTTTAGGATTGCGCTCAAATCGTTTTGTAGAATCAGTTGCAAGTGTCACACCTAGTCCTTCTGATTCAACCATAAAAATACAACCCTTCTCACCCTTTGCACCTAGTGCTGCTTATGATGCGGCAGTAAATGGAGGATCAGGGTATTTTGATGGGAGTGGAGATTATTTAACTGTTCCAACGTCTGATGATTTTGCTTTCGGTACAGGCGATTACACGATTGAGGCTTGGGTGTACAAAACAACCACAGGTCAAGAACACATCTACGAAGGTAGAAATGGAGGGAACACAAACCGAATTTTATTTTATGTTAACAGTTCGAACAAACTAGCTAGTTATATAAATGCAAGTGTGAAAGGAGCGGCAACCTCTGACTTTCCTTTGAATTCATGGGTTCACGTTGCTTTAGTAAGATCAGGAACTACTGGCTATATGTTTCAAAACGGCACTCAAGTTGCAACTTGGACAGGCGACAGTACAAACATTGCAAAACCAAATGCTACGTTATATATCGGTTCAGACAATAGCGGCAGTAATTATTTTTGGGAGGGATCTATTTCAAGCCTAAGAGTGTTGAAGGGAACGGCTCTTTATACCTCTGCATTTACTCCTCCAACAGCACCATCTACAGCCATTACAAACACTAAACTACTTTTAAACTTTACCAATGCCGCTATTTTTGACCAGACAGGTAAAACAACTGTAATGACTAGAGCAAATGCTCAACTTGATACGAGCGTTAAAAAGTTTGGGACAGCAAGCCTAGAGCTTGATGGTGCTAGTGATTATTTAGAAGTAACTAATAAAGATTTGGCTCCTGTTGGCACTCAATCTTTCACCATTGAATGTTTCGTCTATGTAAATGCTAATAAAAACTACAATGGCATTTATTCTGCGGGAACTGGTATTCAGATGTATGTCAATTCGAGTGGTAAACTCCAGTGTTGGCTCGCCAATTCAGGGGGTACTTTTTTTGTAAACGGCTTTCAGGGTACAACCGTTATTCCCACTAGCACATGGAGACATATTGCGTTAGTTCGTGATTTTTCGGCAGGTACATTAACTTGGTTTGTTGAAGGACTTGAGAAAGGACAACAAACATCAATTACAGACTCAGTTGTTGGCCTGACTACTTACTCACACACAATAGGATCTTACGAATCAGGTTCTTATGAGTTTAATGGTTTTATAGACGAATTTAGAATTACAAACAAAGCACGATATACGAGCAACTTCACCGCACCAACGAAAGAATTTCCAAATCTATAGGTAACAACATGCAGATAGCTATAATCAAAGACAATAAAGTAGAAACCATAGGGGAACACAGAGAGTTGTTCAAAAATGTTGCTTTTCCTAAGTCTGGCCCACCTGCTGATTGGATGACCGAAAATTCTGTTATGCCTGTGACGATGAGCCGTTCTTACGATAGGATGACCCAGAAAAGTACGAGCGTTGATCCTTATATTGAGGACAATGTTGTATATTTACATAAAATAGAAGACCTAACAGACAGCGAGAAGGCAGCGGTACAGACAGCAGAAACGAACAGAATAGCAGAATTGCAAAGGGCAGAACGGAACAGAAGATTAGCAGAGACAGATTGGATGGCTTGTAGTGATGTAACGATGCCTGAAGATTGGAAGACATATAGGCAAGCGTTAAGAGATATAACTAAACATAGTAATTGGCCTAATTTAAAAGTGCCTGATATGGACGGATCGGGCGATAACGATTGGCCTGTTAAACCATCATAGGAACTAGACATGGCATCAACCTACATAAATAATTTACGACTCGAAGAAATCGGAACAGGTGAAGCGTCGGGAACCTGGGGTACTAAAACAAACCTTAACTTAGAGCTAATCGGAGAAGCTTTGGGTTTTGGCACCGAGGCGATTACAACAAATGCAGACACTCATGATTCGATTGTCAACGATGGCACGTCGGACGCTGCACGGTCCATGTACCTTAAATACACAGGGACTTTAGATAGCACCTGCACCATTACAATAGGGCCCGAAACAATAAGCCGGGTAATGTTCATTGAAAACGCAACGTCGGGTTCGCAATCTATCATCATAAAACAAGGTTCAGGCGCGACCGTAACGATTGCTAATGCAAAAACTAAAGTTGTGTATTTAGATGGTGCTGGTTCAGGCGCGGCAGTCGTTGACGCTTTAGCGGCTTTAGAAAATTTTATAGCAACAGGCACCGCTGCTTCGCTTACTCAACTTAATATTACGAGTCAGGGTGACCTTCGTTTGGAGGATTCGTCTGGTTCAGAGTTTGCTGCCCTCCAAGCTGCGGCTACGACGACAAGTTATACTATTACTTTACCCGCAGCAGTAGGCACCAGTGGACAGGTCCTTACACTGTCAGACGGAGCAGGTGCGACTACTTGGGGGGACTTAGGATCATCGGGTATCGCCGATAGCAGTATTACGACCGCAAAGATAGCAGATGACGCAGTGACTCAGGCAAAGATAGCAGATGACGCTGTCGGGTCGGACCAGTTGGCAGGATCTTTGACCGTTGACATTAACGGAGGCAGCGTTGATGGCACGCCTATCGGTGCTAGTAGCGCGTCTACTGTTGTCGCCACACAGGTAGATATTACGGGACAGGGTGACATTAGATTACAGGACGCCTCGGGAGCACAGTATGTGGGCTTTGAGGCTCCAAGCACCGTAAGTTCGAGTTTGACGTGGACCTTACCAGACGCAGACGGAACGGCTAATTATTTGCTAAAAACCAACGGTTCAGGCGTTTTAAGTTGGGCCGCAGCAGGTGCGGGTGTATATGGCGCTTGGCTAATAAAAAGCGCATCTGACAACCTTTCAGCGGGGGAGCAAATAGTCCAAACCTCGAGCAGTGCTACGACGATGACGTTACCTGCAAGTCCGAGTGACGGCGATACGGTTGTTTTAAGCAACGCCGGATCTGGCACCGTGACTGTAGCACGTAATGGCTCTAATATTGATTCTACCGCAGAGGATGGAACGCTTAACGCTGGCTCTTCTGTTCAGTTAGTATATGCCGGTTCAACCATTGGATGGCACTCATTATAGGAAACGATTATGCCTGTTTTAGGAACGCAAGTTATAAAATCAATACAACGTGGTAATGTTACTTTAGGTAATGGCAGCACTACTTCTGTGACAATTACTGCAGTAGATATAAGTAAATCAATGTTGAATCTCAGTACCGCAAACGGAGCTAGAGGAGGCAAAGCAAACAATACTACAAACGATTATACTTCTTATGGCGCAGCCATTGTAGCTGGAGGAAATTTAGATAGCTCTACCAGTATATTCATACGCGCTGGCAGTGGTCTTGGCTCTTCTTCCGCAACTGGTTCAGATTGTAGGGCTTATTGGGAGGTAGTAGAGTATGCCTAAAATATATGCAAATCTTAATAGCGACAGTATATGTGAAGCAATTATTGAGTACCAGACTCCATTAGACAACCCGCCTTCTAGCTATAAGGAAATAGACACACATGATGCTACCCTGATAGGCAAAAAATGGAACGGCTCATCTTGGGAAGAAGTTAGCTAATGCCCCTTACGAAACTGGCTTTTAAACCTGGAATCAATCGGGAGACGACATCCTATGCAAATGAAGGAGGCTGGTTTGATGGTGATAAAATACGTTTTAGAGGGCCTGTCCCTGAAAAGATAGGCGGATGGGTCAAAAACAGCACTAATACCTATTTAGGAGCGGCCCGTGCTCTGCACGCTTTTGTATCGCTCGCGGGCGATAAATTTATTGGTATTGGCACCACGGTCAAATACTACATAGAAGAGGGTGGGGCGTACATAGACATCACCCCAATCCGGTCTACGACGTCGGCTGGAGACGTAACCTTTGCCGCCACAAACGGATCTTCAACGATTACAGTAACAGACACGGCGCACGGCGCAGTTGCAAATGATTTTGTCACATTCAGTGGCGCGGCAACCTTGGGGGGCACAATAACCGCTGACGTGCTCAATCAAGAATACCAAATCGTAGAAGTTACGAACGCCAACATATACACAATACAAGCTCGAACTGTAAGCTCAATACAATCAATTACCTCCGATGGAGCACTCAGTCCAACGTTGGTCACCGCTAACAGCTCTGATACAGGTAATGGCGGCGGTTCGGTGGTTGGCACTTATCAAGTAAACTCAGGGTTAGACACAACGGTAGGCGGCACTGGATGGGGCGCAAGCACCTGGGGGCGTAATACTTGGGGCTCTGCAAGCTCAATTGCGGCAAGTGGCGAGCAACTCCGTATCTGGACTCACGACAACTTTGGTGAGGATTTGCTAATTAACGTGCGTAATGGCGGCATATTCCGGTGGGATACGAGCGTTGGCACCGGTACACGGGCCGCGTCTCTGAGTTCTTTAAGCTCGGATGCAACCACACCAACAATCGCAAAACAAATTATGGTTTCAGATAGAGACCGGCACGTCATCGTGTTTGGTTGTGATGGCGAGACCACCGTGGGCACGCAAGATCCGTTGCTGATACGTTTTAGTAGTCAAGAGGATTTTACGGTTTGGAAGTCCGAGGTGACAAATACTGCGGGTGAACTGCGTATTGGATCGGGCTCGGAGATCATTACTGCCATCGAAACACGGCAACAAATACTGGTGTTTACCGACGTATCCTTACACGCCATGCAGTTTATTGGACCGCCGTTTACTTTTGGTATTAGCCAGATATCAGAAAACATTACTATCCAGGGACCACTAGCTGCTAAAGCGGTGGACGACTTTGTGTTTTGGATGGGCCAAGATGAGTTTTACATCTATACCGGTCAGGTCCAGACACTGCCTTGCTCGGTCAAATCTTATGTATTTAATGATTTCAACATTGCACAAGGCGACAAGGTGTTTGCCGCTCTGAACAGCAGTTACTCTGAAATATGGTGGTTTTATTGTTCGGCGTCGTCCGACGACATAGACCGTTACGTGATCTATAACTACGAAAATAAAACGTGGTATTTTGGCACGCTGGCACGCACTGCTTGGATTGATCGAGGTATAAATGACTTTCCGATCGCGGCAGGTACAGATAAATTTTTGTACAATCATGAAGTCGATGACGATGACGGGTCCACGACTCCCGCGTCACCGATCACGGCTTTTATAGAAAGCAGTCAAATGTCGATACAAGAAGGCAATAACTTCTTATTTTTGCGACGTTTGATACCGGATTTGACGTTTGACGGGTCTACCGCAGGTGCGCCGTCAGCTAACTTTACTTTGAAAACTAGGCGGTTTCCGGGCGCAAACTACGATCAAACAACGACTGAAGCGGTAACTAGATCTGCTACGGTGCCCGTGGAGCAATTCACAACAGAGAAAGACATACGACTGCGCGGCAGATCATTTGCCCTTCGGGTAGAATCCACGGCATCCGGCGTTAGATGGCGACTGGGGGTGCCCCGCGTAGACGTTAGACCGGACGGAAGACGATGAGTAGAGGACTGGTACAACCCTTATTTCCTAATCCGCCCACGGACTACGATCCTGTTTTTATGGCAGAAATTGTCCGTGCGTTCAGTGTATTTTTGCAGCAGGTCAATAATCCCGGACCTTGGCGTGCAACAGACATGACGTTGACCGCTTTGCAAACAAACGACAAAGGGCTAGAAGTAGGGGCACTTTTTCAAAAAGACGGATTTTTACGCATCGCCGTAGCTAACCTGCCTAACCCAGAGGGTTTATCGGCGACTGCAAATATTGGCAGTGTAACTGTTACAACATCATAAAATAAGTGTAGAATTGAACGGACTATTCAGGAAAGCCAAATGACTGAAGCAGCAGAACAGCTAGAAGCAATGGAAGTGCCCGCTGGTGGTATTGGCGAGTTTGTCAAAACAGACGAAGAGATCGAGGCGTTAGAACGCGAGGAAGCAAACCTCGAGTTTGGTGAAGAGGGCATAGCTTATTTCAACGAAATTGCTGGCAAGATGGCCGGTTACGGTCGTTTTGGCGATGACAGCATCGCGCACATCGAAACGGGCGAGATAGTCGTACCGAAAGCCCTTATTGAAAACAACCCCAGACTGAAAGAACAAATCTTTGCTGAACTACGCGAAGCGGGCATCGAAGATCCCGAGCAATACGTCGTAGGCAGTAAAGCCAATAGCATCAACCCTGAGACGGGTTTGATGGAGTTTGGTTTCCTCAAGAAGATATTTAAAGGCGTTGGTAAGGTATTTAAAAAAATTGGCAAGTTTTTGAAGAAGACAGCCAGTATTGTTTTACCCATTGTTTTAGCTGGTTTCGGTATGCCTGTGGGGTTAGCCGGTATGTTTGGAAGCGGTATCGGCACACTCATACAAGGCGGTAATTTAAAAGACGCTTTGAAATCTTCTTTGCTTTCTGGGTTGACCGCAGGGGTGTTAAAAGGCGCGGGTTCTGCTTTTAAAGGCGGCACGTTTGGGGAAGGTTTTAGAGGAGCTTTTGACACAGGCGGTCAAGGTTTTTTTGGAAAACAAGGTTTTATAGAAAAAGCTTTGAATATTAACCCTGAAAAAATTGCGACGGATGCGACAGCTTACGGGCTGGACGGGAAACCTATAGACACCATAGATTCAAGCGGGCTCCTTAATGAAATAAAAGATGAGGCTATTTTAGGGCTTGAACCGGCTTCGGGCGCAAATTTAGACGCACTTTTAGCGGAAAAAGGCGTTTCTCCAGAATTGATACGATCTTTAAACGAAGGCGCAAAAAGGAAAATTTTAGAGGGCACCGTTGCCGGGACACCTCTTAATTTACAAGATTTACAAAAAGCAGGTGTGTCTCAAGAATTCATTGCTGGGGTAGAAAAAGCGCCTAGTGTAGAAACCTTAGTAAAACAGACCACTGATTTGCCTCCTCCAGAAACTTTTGGTACAAGTGAACAGCTAATCGATCCAAATAAAATGGATCAATTTGCAAAAAACATCGCAGCAGACGAATTGAAGCAAGGCGTAACGAGGTCAGCAACAGACCAAGCAGCAACAGAGTCAATAGCAGACATTTTACGAAGTGACCGGAAAATGTTTGGGGCCGGCAGTAAATTTAGAGAAATAATGTTCCCCGGTAAAGACGCAAGTTTTATTAGACGTTTTGGGCCCGGTGCGCTTTTAGCTACGGGTATTATGGGTGCAACCGGTGGGTTTAAAGTCCCAGAACAAGAGGACCCCGGTCTTTTCCCACGCGACGAATTCGGTAATCCGATTACAGGCGCATCGATGATCAGACAAGATCCGGGTGCTTTTTTAGTTGCAG